TTATTTTTTTTATTTTAGACGTAATAGACGTAATGGTGTAATAAGTGAATGAAATCAATGAGTTATGAGAACACAGTACATTACATAGTGTTTATAGGAGTAATTTACATAAAATGCGCGCGCAACTTTTTTTTTGAAAAATAAAAAACTTACTCTTGGGTAAAAACCTATACTGAAACGCCAAAAATACACAGAAATGAGGATTGGGTAAATTAAAAGTTCTAAAAAGGAAGACAGATGACCAAAAAAGACGTTTATAACAAGGTGCCCGTGGCCCAAAAGAAGCTTGTTCAGCGGCTATCGAAGCCCGTGAAGCCCCTAAGTCAGCAGAAAAAGCCCCTGACTCCTAAGGAATGGGCCTTTGTCCAGGAGCTTGTGTCTGGTGCCGGAGCGGTTAGCCCGACCGAAGCGGCTAAACGAGCCGGGTATTCCGATGCGAATGCCCGTGCCATGGGGTATACCCTGACTAATCCGGATACCCACCCCAATGTGGTGGCCGCGATCCAGGAATACCGAACGGAATTGGCCCTGAAGTACGGAACGACCTACGAGAGGCACATGAAGGACATGCAGACCATCAGGGATGCCGCCCTATCTGCCGGAGCCTATGGGGCTGCTGTACAGGCCGAATACAGGCGTGGACAGGCCCTGGGCACCATCTACATCGATCGCAAGGAAATAAGGCACGGAACGATCGATTCCATGAGCAAGGAAGAGGTTATGCGCAAACTGGAGGAAATTAAGAAGCTTTATGGTGGCCCGCCGCCTACTGCGATCTTGGAAGTCCAGGCCACCGAAGTCGCCGCGAGTGTCGAGCGCGATCCTAAATTTGATCAAAATGCAGTTTTAAAGGAGGCCCGCCATGCCCGTCAAGCCAGAGAGCGCACTCTACAAGAGGATGAAGGAGAACTTACTCAACTGCCGCATAACCCGGATTGAGTCCCGGGTTGGGTTGGGGATACCTGATTGTTTGATTGCTTTCCCTGGCAAGTTTGTAATGGTGGAACTCAAGGTGGTCAAGCGGGGACGCAAAGTAGCGCTGAGTCCTCACCAGGTAGCCTTTCATGTTGTCCATGCAGAAATGAAGGTTCCCACCTACATCCTGGTTCAGTACTTTCCCCCAGGAGAGACGGTTGGGGCTAAGTCTGAGCTTTTGTTGTACGAAGGCAAGCAAGTAGAGCAAGTGCACAACCTGGGGATTGACGCGAATCCCCTGGACAGTTGGAGGTTGACTGGGCCGGCCTGGCACATGCTGAGACTGCGACTTTTAGGACTTTAGGGAAACCCCCTATCGACGTATCGAAAAAACATGTATACTTCACTTCCGGGCAAATGATTGTCCGGAAATCATAGAACTTTAGAAAGAGAGAAAGATATGGGTAAATTAGACAAGTTTGAGTTGATTCGTAAGAATCGACTAGCTACAAACAAGGCCTCTTTTGATCAATTGACAGAGGAACAACAAAAGGCCGTCCGCGCCGCGCAAGGGGCATTGCGTAGTTTTGTTAACGACTTCAGTGAGAGCTTTGACGTCACCACAGTTACTGCGCGTGATTTGCAAAACTGCTTTTGGGCAATGAACATGGCGTTTGAAACAGAGGAGAAATCCAAATGAATAAGTATTCAGCAGAAGTACGCCTGTCGTACTACGTATGGGTGGAGGTGGAGGCCTCCAATGAGTTTTCCGCAAAGGACCAGGCACTGCGCCGGGCCCACTACGAACAGGCAAAAGGCAACGGTGTTTGGGGTGAGGAGCCTGAGGTAATACTTGTGATCAAAGGGGAGGAAGTGGCATGAAAAAAATGATAAAGCAAGACATAGAAAAAATGAGTTGTGATGAATGGATAAGTTACAGACGCGAGACCATTGAGAAACTTGAATCTTTAGGTTATCAACTATTGCCAACGGCGGGTTGTAGCACATGCGACATGGTCAATGATTATGTTTGCTTTGACTGTGAGTGTCTATGGATCGATGAATCGAGGGATAAATACAACGCAAAACTTGTCTTGAACGTAGAGGGAAGGCATGTTCCTACTTGTCCCGCGGTGGATGGGTTTGGTTGTTCTTGTGCAGAGATAGAGAAAAAAGTTGAAAAACTACTTGAAGACTATCACCCCAATGAGATAGGCCGCCTGATCGGAGTGTCCGAAGGGGAGGGAAAAAAGATTGTGCGGGAGATTTATTTTGGATGGGGTTACACCGAACCGGATGATTGGGAAGTCCAGGAGTTGGGAGATGATCACTTTATTTTGTGCTTGAAACAAGGGGACGAGTGGATCGACGAAAACGGGGATCATGTACTTTTTGAATCTGAAGAAGAGGCCATTAACCACCTAAATGAATCGCTCCGGTTGTGGCATGAGCAAGTCGCCTTAAACACCTACTCTTGAAAGGACACCGACATGAGTGCATTTTTTGATTGGGACACAGAACCCGTAAAGCAAGCATTGCTAGAAAAAATCAAGCAAGCGGGTTATCCTAGGAAGTCTAGGGAAAGCCTCTTGGTAGAAGAGGCGAATGAGTGGAACCGGATCGTCATAGACCTAAAAGGTTTTGACGAAAAAGAGTTTTATACCGACACCTGGGACGTGGAATTTTGCGGAGAAGAGCTAATGGATGGATCACTTGTCTACACCATTCGCGCACATGCAATCTATGAAGACGAGGACGGGGAAGACGAAGGATCGTATAGCTCCTGGATTGTTTTACACCAAGAAGATATCCTGGGGGAGCAGAGTGAATAAATCAAAACTGCCGGAGCGCTACAGAAAAGTTGAAGGGCCGCCCAGGCCACCACCTGGGCCGTTCAAGCTGAGAGACATTTTCAAGTTGGCCATGATGGCTTTTTTCAACAATGTAGTGAACAAAAAATAGTAGTTGACAAGTTTTTTCGATACGTGTTATATTTCAACCAGGTCATGTGATTTCCACGTGGCCACCAACCTAGAAAGAAGAAAGATGGAAAATTTAAACCCAATATTGAACGCCCTGGTCCAAGACCTAGTTAAGCAGCTTACCCCTATTGTTTTGGAGGCAGTTAGCAAGAACGTGGAAGAGTGGAAACACCAAAACGTTGACTTGAGCGCGACTACAACCGAAGAGGGTTCGCGACTTCGCGACCAGGTGGTAGCGATCTTGGACACCTTTGGCCAGAACTCTAGCGAGCGATTAGCTACCGAACGTTTTGCAGAGATTTTGTTTAACACGATAGAGGCACATAACAAGCTTTCTACGCCTACCAATGACCACAAAATGAAGGAACTGGTTAATGACGTGTTGGACGATGGTTTGAAATCAAGAGTGCTTGACATCTTGCAATACACCAATGACGAAGACATTATTGACGTGGACGCCATGGCCGCCAGGGTTATAGACAACCTGGACATGGGAGACCTGGCCGAAAAAGTTACTGAAGATTTGGACATCGACAACCTGGCGAGCAAAGTTAAGGACGAACTGGACCTGGAAGATGACATTAAGGAATTTTTCGACAACAACAATTTCTCTGTTTCCCTTTCTTAATCATGGAAATTAATGAAACACAATGCGCCCTCATTGACATGTGGGATATTAAAAAAACGGTGCCGGATTCGGTTAAACAGTTACCCGCCGCCGCTGACAGAAAAGACATCACGATTGGCGAATGTATCGATGATGTACTTTTATTTTTAGAACAACTTGAAATAGAAATTTTGGAGCAGAAAAAATGAAATTATTTTTAACTACATCAAACACTGAAAAAATCAACTTCTTAATGACTAGGAGCCCGGCCGGTCCGCTCATGCAAGCTTTTGTTTTGGAAGCGATCCGCCGCTACGCTGAGGAAATAGTTAGCGAGGGCATTCCTGAAGATAACCCGCGCGCTTTAATTTCTCCGCGTGCCTGGTACGTGTGCGCTGAAGTGGCACAAGCTGAACTGTCCGAAATGGAAAGGGCCTAATATGTCGAATGATTCAATTGAAGACTTGGCGCTCTGGAATCTACGCGCGGCCGAACAAATGCAGAAAACCGGCGGGGGTTTCGCGGCCGCATTGGCACAGGCTTATTTTCGCGCCGACTTAGGAAACCAGGCGCGAATACTTGGCGCGTTCGCGGAAATTTTCGAAAAGCATAGGGCCCTGGCGCGAGAAAATTATCTCGAGAAAACGATCCCCTAAAAAAATAATCTTCTACTCACCCGGCCGCGTGCCGGGTTTTTTTTTTCGTGGCCCTATTGCAATTTATTTGTTTGTGTGCAATATTACAAACACCCGGGCCATGGTGGCCCTGGAAATAGAAAGTAGAAAGAAAAAATTATGCTTAAGACAATTGCAAAAAGCAGCAATAAAAAAACCGGCGCGATCGCGACAACGTACCGGGCCGGAAAGCATCACACGTTCGGAACATGTCCGACAACGTGCGCATTAAATCCAAATAGTGAGCACGGCGCCGCCCTGGTAGACCGGGATTATTTGGCCGCCGTTTTTAACGCGGTCCCGCGGAACGGCCAGGCCTGGACCTATTCGCATTTTCACTTTGAAAACCTACCGAAACCCGCGCCCGGTAAGACAACAATTAATTACAGTGCGGACACGATGCCTCAGGCCGTGGCCGCCGTTCGCGCCGGTCACCCGGCCACCGTGGCCGCTCCGGCCGGGACCGTTTGGCCGTACACGTTCGACGGCGTGCAATTTGTGCAATGCCCGGAACAATTGAGCTCCGAAAATTCGGGCTTTACTTGTGCGTCATGCGGTAATGGCCGCCCATTGTGTGCACGCGGCGAGCGCGATTATGTCGTTGTGTTTGTTGCGCATGGATCACAATCTAAAAAAGTCGCCGCCGGCGCGGATGATCCCGGCGGGTGTTATGCCGGCCAGGGCCACGCGGCGATCGCCTGGCATGCCACTAGGAAAACCGGCGCGCCTGATGATGCGGCCGCCGTGGCCGCGTTCGCGCGATCCCTCCCGCCTGGTTCGCTACTTCGCCACCATATCGCGGGGGATTTTGGCCGTGCTATTTAATCCCGCCTTAACCCTGGCCGCCCTGGTGGCCCGGGCGTATACTAGGATTTTCCCTAATAACGATAAAAATAATTCCATTATTTTAAAGTTACCGGGTAAAATCCGAACTGTCGGGCCGCGAGCCCGGCGCCGCCGCCGGTAGGTTACCGGTAGAAACTTAGAAAGTAATCAAATGACAACATTAATGCAAGCCTCCAAACAATGGGCCACCCGGCCCGCTGAAGAGCGTTTTACTTCACTGCCTGGCATGCTTGCCATGCTAGAAACACAACGCGCGATTAGTCGCGCCGCCGTGGTTTCTTCGCGCAAGCTTCGCGCGGTCCCGCTCGACGATAACCAGGGCCTGGTAATAGAGGGCCCGAACGGCCACGGGTACGCGCCGACTCACTGGTCATTCGGCCAGGCCGCCACGTTGACCGGCGCACCCGCCGGTTATCTCCGGGGCTTGCCCGCTCCCCTGGCCGCGGATTGTTTGAACTACGGTTTCCAAGTGGACCGGAGCGCTCAGGACATCGGCGTTTTATTGTCGAACCAGGGAACCCCTCAGTTGCGCGCCGTGACCGGTCCGCGATATGGCCGCATTTGGAATGATGACGTTGTGCGCGAATTAATCGATCGCTTCGGTGACGGCGTGGCCGGTGACTTTAAGGTGCCCGGCACATGGGGCCGGCCGCTTGATCAAGTGGACATTAAAAATACAACGTTGTACGCCGGCGATCGCGACATGTTCGTTTTTTTAGCTGATGAGAATAATCGCATTGAACTACCAGGCCGCCGCGACGGTAAAACCGGCGAACTGGCCCGCGGGTTTTTTGTCAGTAATTCGGAAACCGGCGCCGGAACGCTACGCGTTAAAACGTTTCTTTTCGATTATGTTTGTGCGAACCGTATTGTTTGGGGAGCTCATGAGCTCGAAGATATCGCGATCCGCCACACGGCGAGCGCGCCGGATCGTTTTATTGACGAAGTGGCCCCGGCCCTCCTGGCCTACAGTAACGCGAGCGCGGGAAATATTAACCAGGTGTTGCGCGGCGCTCAGGCGTCAAAAATTGATAAGGTGGATAAGTTTCTCGCCGGCCGGTTCGGTCCCCGTATCGCGCAACGCATCGAGCACGCGCATGTCATCGATGAGGGCCGCCCTATCGAAACCATTTGGGACGCCGTGACCGGCGCCACTGCATATGCGCGCTCTATTCCCTGGACGTCCGAACGCGTCGAAATGGAAACCCTCGCCGGCGATATGCTCGAGCTAGTCAACGTTTAATCCGGCCGCCCTGGCCACTACAGACCCGGCCGCCGCGCCGGGTTTTTTTATTACTTTTGCATATATCGTTTTAGCCTTATTTAAAAAAGGCCCCCGTATCGAAATCAGGCCCGGCCCGGTCCCGCCTGGCCTGGCCGCTTATCCATCGCACGGGCCCGTTTTAGCCCTCGCCTGGCCGCCTATGCTTGGCCCGTGGTCCGCGGTCCCTGAGGCCTTAAAAACCGGCCGGCGTATCGGAAAACCGGCAGCGTTTTCGGCAGCGTTTTCGGCAGCGCCGGCAGCAGCTGGAGCACGTCAAAAACCTAGGCCTGGCGCGGGTTTGCGCGGGCCGTGGTTCGCGGCGCCTGGTTTATGTAGTACAAAAACCGGCGCGCCTGGTGTGCAGTTATTTAATATTTAATTAATGGATCGATGTGCAGTTATTCGGCCGCGCCTGGTGGCCAGGCCGGACCGGTGGCCCTGGTCCCTGGTGGCCAGGCCGGACCGGTGGCCGCGGGCCGCGCTACCTGGTGGTGGCCAGGCCGGCCGCGTTGCCTGGTTTGTCATTACATCGTCGCGCCTGGTGCACCTGGTGTATGTGATCCGGTGGCCTGGTCCGGTGGTCGCGTTGCCAGGTTAACGTTTTAGGCGTGTCGCGCCTGGTCCGCGGGCCGTGGTCCGCGCCCTGGTGGCCCGGTAGAGTCCCGGCGGGCGTTTAGCCGATAGTGAGCGCTCGCTAACCTCGGCCCCCGAATTTTGGCCCCGTGCGCGCCCTTCGGATGCTTTAGCCCGATTTCACACAGTTTGTGGGGCTCTAAACATAATTGGACCCCTGGGCCCCGGAAATAGGCCCCCTTTGCTTTATTTCCGATTCTGTGTAAAAATTTTTGCAAATTTCAAAACTATTTTGTTTCACGTGAAACATCCTGCATGGCCACACAAAATGATGACCTAGAAGTAGAGCGCCTTAAGCTTGAATACCGTCTTGCCCGTCTTGAGGCGCAGGAAAGCGCGCAAAAAGA